ATTCTGGAGAGGTTGTTCGACTCTCCGGAAGCTCGGTCAGTGCTTTTAATCTGGATGCCGTGATCACGGTGACCTCGACCACGGCCTTTACTATTACCCTTCCGAGCGCAGGATCGAATCTTTCCGACTCCAGTGCCTACCTCTTTGCACAACGTGTATGCTGCCCCTTGGTCTGGGATGGATCGATCGCGACCAACTTTGTCCGCGTCCCGACAGGAAGCAATTCCCTCGGACCGACCTACAGCAATCTGATCGCCCCATACAATGCGATTGCAACCTATTACAACAACCAGCTCTTGATCGCCGGTTCCCGGGACTCGGTCCTAATCTCTGACGTGCTCAACCCTTACAATTATGATCCGCTGAACAAGAGTTTCCGTACCAATGTGGGCTCCAACGATTACTTGGTCGCGCTCCACCCTTATGCAAATTCTCAGGCGATCGCATTCCTTCGCAAATCGATCTACCTCGGCACAATCGTCCTCAACAGCGATGGGGTGACGATCAATACCACAAGCAGCACTCTTCAGCTTCTCACCAACGAGATCGGGTGCAATGCCAGGCAGACCGTGGCCACTGCAGGCCTCTACATCTATTTCCTCTCCGACAACGGTGTCTACCGTCTCGACAACTCACAGATCGATCTGGCACTACGCGGAAACACGCTCCCCCTCTCCGAACCGATCGCTGACATCATGACAACGATCAATGCAGCTTATGTGCACATTGCCCAAGGGATCTATTTCAACAACCGATATTATTTGGCCGTGCCGACCAATGGATCGACAACAAACAACACCCTCCTCATCTACAATCAACTCAATGAGGCTTGGGAATCGGTCGACACCTATCCTTTCTCACTCGATCGCCTGGTGATCAGCGATTATGTCAGCGCGTCAGGGACCCAGCGCAGGATCTATGCCGCATCTTCGACAGGCCTGCTCTACCTTCTTGAGCAATACAATACAGGTGTCGACGATGCAGGGACCGGTGCTGCCACGGTCGGCGTAACCGGGTCGATCACGACGCGCAGGTACTTCTACGGCCAGCTCAACCACAAACGAATGAACAGTGTCACGGTCTCTGCATTTCTCCCGGCAAGTTCGACAGTGAACGTGACGGCAATCACCACGGATCGAGATGCGACCACACAGGTCACCTCTGTTTTCAATAGCAATGCCGACAACGATTACACGATCAAAGCACCGATCCGCCGGATTGCCGAGTACCTCGACATCCAGGTCTCGACATCCAATGGGAGGCCCACGATCCGCGCCGTGAGCGCTGATGCGGCCGTGACCATGGACCCGAGCAGGCTGGCACGCACGGAATCGTAGGCCATGAGGATGGCCGAGATGTCATGCCGTAGGCAGCCCCAGATGAACATCTGGGGTGAGACATTCGGGAGAATGCGAAGACAAAGTCAATTCTCTCCTTAAAGTCAGCACTGCGAGCGCTCACTCTTTCACGCAATGGCCACACTTGTTTCAGGAATCAATGTTACCAATGGCACGGTCATTACCCCGTCGATCCTCAATGCCGCACCAACCCTGACCGCAGGAACGGTGTTACCGAGCGATTTAAATTCTTCTACAAATGCCCTTTTGGTTCCGACAGGTGTCGTCCTTCCCTTTGCCTATTCGTTTACCCAGAGCGGAGCACCTGCAGGATGGCTGATCTGCGATGGCTCGCTCTACAGCACGACTACTTATGCCAATCTCTACGCCCTAATCGGCACCCTGTACGGTTCAGGAACTGGCACTTTTGCCGTTCCTGACCTGCGCGGTTATTTCATCCGCGGCACAGGAACCAATGCCGATGGTACCGCATCCGGAACCTTTGGCTCCAAACAAGCAGACCAATTACAAGGCCACATTCATAATTTGACTTATAGCGCTTATGTAATTTCAGGAGGAGGGTCGGTTGGGTCCGGAGCTCAAGCAGCTGGAGGTTCGAATTCTACCGGTGATCCATTGACAGACGGCACCAACGGAACCCCGCGCTATGGTTCTGAAACCCGTCCATCCAACATCGCGATGCTTTACTGCATCAAGTCCTAATGCTCGCATGGGAAATCGCTCGCGCATGGCAGGAGGAAAACCAAATGACTCCCTTCGAGGAGGTCCTGGGATGGCATCTTTCGTGTGGAGTGGTTCATTCGACACCAACGGTCTTCTGCTTAGTTCATCATGCAACCTGGGACCCAATCTCGAGGACGCTGACCGAGGGAATTCCAAATGCTTGGTTTGTGACTCTTGCGGCAGCGAGCTCGGATCAGAAAACGAATTTTATCAGGGAGCTGATGTCGATGCTTCCATCGAGGATGCCATGGATCGTCTGGCTGAGGGCATCGAGGAAAAGGCCGCACAATTTGCACGCCTACACCTGGGATCAACTGGCCAAGAAGGCCTCAATATCACCATCCAAATAAGCTAATTCCATGGGCGGATCTTCTTCAAAACCAAATCTTGGACCGAAACCGGCAGCGCCGACCCCGATCGATTATAGCTCGCTGATGAATTCGGCCAATGCCGCATCGGCCAATGCCTACCAGCAGCAGCTAGCGGACCAGAACAATGCTTACCCCCAAATTCAGGCATTGCAGTTGGGGACGATCAATTCCCTGGCCGATACGATCGGCGGGAATGACCTGAACAAACAATCGGTCGCAGCAATCCAACAAGGTCTTGGATATGTTCCCTACATCGCCAATCAGGCTGGGTATGTCAATCAGGCAGCGGGAAATGTGGGCGCTCAGGCAGGCAATTTGTCATCCCTGGCCGGTCAGCTTGAAGGATACGGAACCGCGGCCCTAGCATCCAGCGGTCCGACAGCCGGTGAAACCACACTCCTCAATCAAACCGGATCCGATCTTGCCCTCGGATCGGCGCTGAACCCCGAGGAGGAACGTGCAGCCAATCAGCAGGCCGTGAGCGCCTTTGCACACAGCGGTCTTGGCACGGGTCAGAGCGCTGCAGCAGCAGACCTCCTCAACCGCTATGCCGTGGGTCAGGCCCGACTTCAGCAACGCCAATCCGCATTCACCAATGCCGATACCGCGGTCAATCAGAACGTGCTGGCACGCACCAATTCTGCGCTTGGTGCCCTCGGCCAGGCAGGATCCAATTATGGCAATGCAGGATCGCTCTACAACAATCAGGGCAATCTCTACGGTCTGGGTGCCAATATCTATTCAAATGCGGCATCTACCGCATTCCAGGGTGGTTCTGCACTTAATGCAGTCAATCCCCTGACCCAAGCACTCGGATACGGAGCCCAACTCTCCGGACAGGCACTCGGCAATACTTCGGGAATGCTGACCAATGCCTACAATCAGGCCCTCAATACCGCGGGGGATGTGGCTTCCTACAACACCAATATGCAGTCCAGCCTGTACAATTCGTACAACAACAATCAATCCGCGCTCTCCGGGGCACAAAGTGCCTCCAACTCGGCACTGCTCGGTGCTGGCCTTGGCGCGCTAGGAACCATCGGTGGTGCCGTAATCGGTGGACCGGTCGGTGCTGCCGCGGGTGGTGCCATCTTTGGCCCTGCCGGTCAGGCAGGCATGAAGAGCTGGTTTTGCTGGGTTGCACGCGAGGTCTACGGTGAGCAAAACCCTGCCTGGCTCCAATTCCGTCAATGGATGCTTTCCTTCGGATCGGATCGTCGTGTTGCCAAATACATCGAGCATGGTCCCAAGATCGCCAAGTACATCGCCACCCGTCCCGGGTGGAAGGCCAAGATCCAGCGCTGGATGGATGCCAAGCGCGCCCAGCTCCTCTCGATCCAAACACTCCACGCAGCCTAACCGATCCAAGTCATGTTTGCCTATAACGCCATCCCAGACACCTCGGGCCAGATCTACGGCCAGTACCAACTCCAGGGAGCTCAATCCCTAGCCCAAAGCATGGGCCAGGGAGCGACCGGTATCAGCGATGCCATCAAACAAATGAATCAGCTGCAGATGGCAGGCCAACAGGCCAAGGGAACGCTCAATGCACTCAAGATGTTCGAAGACCAGGTCGACCCCAAGACCGGCGCCGTGATCAAGCCAGGATTCTTCCCTTCAGGCACTGCAGACAAGGCAATGCAGGCACCCCTCCTGCAGCAGATCGGCATGGCACAATCGGTCCCGACCATGATCGGCAATGCCATCATGGCCCAGCGCCTAAGCGAACGCACTGCATTTGATCAGGCCAAACTCGATCAAA